GGTCGCCGGAGGTAGCGCCGGACACCTTATCAGTCTTGCCGCTGATGTCCTGATGCTCGGTCAGCACCTTGCTCGCGGCTACGCCGGAATCCTCGATGCTGCCGTCGGCCTTCAGCTGGGGCAGGTTGCCAGCGGTGGCACCGGACACCTTCTCGACATAGCCGGTCAGGTCAACGAAGTTGGCGAAGACGTTGTACTTGTAGGTCACGCTTTCGCCGTCCTTGACCGCCACGATACCCACATCAGCACCGGCCTTGTACTTCTTGCCAGCACCCTCCAGGAAGTCGTCGGTGGTGGTGAAGTTGTCGGTGATGTTGTAGATGTAGCCCTCGTTGTCCGCGCTCAGAGCGGGCAGAGAAGCGAAGGCCACAGAGCCGCCGGGCTTGTAGACGGACGCGATCTTCGCGTTGATAGCGGAGGCCACGTCGTCCGAGGTCTGATACCCGGCACCGTTGGTCAGGTCCTTGTTGTTGGTGGGGATCTCGCTCTTGAGCGCCAGGGTAGCAAGGACTTCGCCCAGCCACTTTTCCTCGCCGTTGTCGGTGACGACGACGTTCTCGGCGGCGATGATCGCATCATAGACCTGATCGCCGTACTTCGCCTTGATAAGAGCCTTGTTTGCCTTAGAGATTGCCATTTTGATTACCTCCTGAAATAAAAATATATTTGAAATCCCCCAATGGCGCGGGGTATTTCACAAAAGGAATTATTCGACGCCCTTGATGGTCGCTACGACCTGCCCGTCTTCCTCCTCGACCTCGGTGTCATTGATGGGGTACCGCACACCGTTGATCTCTGCGACAGCGTTCGCCTCGTCGGCGTCCTCCGGGTCGCCCAGCTCCGCCGTAGCGACCGTGGTATCATCGTTGTCCGGCGTCCAGTTCTTGTCGGAGCAGAGCCAAAGGGCGGGGCCAGCGACCGGGGGAAGTGGGCCGATAACGACCAGGGTGCCCGCTTGGGCCAGGGCCTTTTCCGCGATCTCGCGGATGTCTTTATGGGCGGTGGGGTCTTCGCTGTGGTCTTTGACCACCTGCTCGACCTCCTCCATGGTAGCAATCGCCGCCGGGTCGATGGAGGCGTAGACCTTATCCACGTCGCCCACGGCCGCGATGATGTCGAAGGTTGCCAGCTTGCCGACGATGGAGCTTGCCGGTCTAATCCATTCGGGTTCATTCTCCAACAGCAGGTAGGTGTAGGGGATTTCGCCCAGGTCCGGGTCCTCCGCAAAGAGCACCAGGCCGGTGCAGTAAAAGCCGGTTTCCACGTCGGCGCTGTTGATCTGGACCGTGATCTGACATTCACCGTCCAGGGGGTTTGTGATGGCCGCGATCTTGGCGTCCATGACGTACTCCGCGACATCACTCATGGTTTTAGGCGATTCCCCTTCCGGGATTGCGCCTTTACCTGCGGCCACTCGCGTGTACTTCATGCTACACTTGCCCGCCATTACCTTTGCGATCAAGGCGATGCCAGCCAGCGTACCGTAGCAGCCGTCTTCATATTTGGTCATAGCTCTATCCTCCTCTTAGTCGATTCGCCTGGGTCTGATGTGCGTATGATAATAGGCACCGCGCTCCGCGTCCTCAGAGGCTTTATACGGCCTTTCGGTGTCGGGGGGTGCTCCATATAAACCTTTTCCGACAAACGCGCTGTGCGCCACGCCAGAGGGCAAAACGAAGGATTTATCAACGCCCACGGGGTTGCCCTCGAAGTCCGGCCGCGCAAAGGCGGCGTGTGAGACGTTCAGTTGGTAGGACGCCTCCCGGTCTTTCGGGACTGGCAGCGCGGTATATTCCACACCGACGGCGCCGCCGAAGCCGATGTTGAGAGGCAGCGTGTAGGTGCGGTATGTCCGTAGGTAGAGCCTGAGACCGACGCCCGCCAGCAGCGTCCGCTTGATGGCATAGGCGATTTGCTCTATGAGCTCTACGCGCTCGTCGGTGAGGAGGTCTTGATCGACATAGATCGCCTTCTTGGCGGGGAAAACGTCGTAGACCTCCAGATCGGTAAACTCCACGCCCAGCAGCTCCCCGGCCGCCTTGATGATGGTTTCATCGTCGCCGCCGGACAGCTGCGCGATCATCTTAACGCGAATGAAGATGCGGTACAGGGCATCGCTCGCACCACCACGGGCCACGCCGAAGTTGGCCCCGTAGCGGTCGAGGACAGCGCCCTCGGCGTTGTCCAGGTCGTCCCACTCGCGCACCAGCTCGGCGTTTTCGTGGATGATCTCATATCCCTCGGCGATGAGGTAGAATAGTTTGCCGATGTTCGTTTCAGGCGCGGCCCCCTTCTTGGCGTTCTGGAGGTCACGTCGTTGGTATGCGCCGGTGAGCATATCGAGCATCCGGGCCCAAAAGCCGTATCTACTCATGGACGCTCACCTGCCCTTCTGAGGTGACGAGCTTGCTCCTGCTGTCAACCTCGATGTTCTCCTGGGCCAGCGCGTCCGGGTCGGTGCCGACATAGACATCGAAATCCAGGACGCCGGGCACGGCGTAGAGAACGGCCGGCAGCTTTTGGTGATAGAGCGTGTCGCCCACGCCCAGGCCGCCGCTCGCCTCGCTCCCGATGTAGGAGACCAGGGCCGCAATGATCTTTTCCTCGCCGTCGGCCGGAAAACTGGAATCGGTTTTCAGGCCCTCGACGCGGATGTAGACCTGCACCGGCCGGGGCCGGTTGAAGCGAATTTCCTTGACCTGGCCGCTGGAGGTCATGACAGGCACCACCACCGAGCCGAATGTCTGGATGCCGCCGCCCAGCTTCTCATAGATCACGTTGGCGATGTCGCCGTCCAGGCCGCCATAGGCCACGGCCTCGATGCTGTGAGGTGGGAGGCCGAAGTCGTCTTCCTTGTCGGTGTCGTTCTCGAAGACCTTGGCCTGCATGATGCCCTCCACCTCTTGGAGCAGGGCCCCGCGAATGGCGTCCGCATTGACGCCCCCGGCGTAGTCCACCGAGGCGTAATAGCGGGCCCGGTATTCATCGTCGGTCTCCCGGAGGCGGCCGCCGGTGAAGGCGGCGTCGTTGGTGACGGCCGTTAGGCCCGCCACCGCGCCGGGGTTGGTGATGGTGGTAACTGTGCCCGCTGCTACATTTCCTTCGGGGCCAGCGTCCACGCACCGGGCGGGCACCAGGGCGGTGCCGTCCGCCTTGATCTCCGTGTCCTCCACCGCGTAGAACTGGATGCCAGCGGCCGTCTCTGCGAGCCAGCCTTCCGGGATGATCGTTTCCGGCGGGCCGGTCACGGTCAGGTAGCCGGTCGCCTTTTGAGCGGACAGCACCCGGAGGCCGATTGCACGGCCCAGGTTGAGCAGAGACGCGCCCACGGCGGTATCAACGAAGCGGCTGTTGTAGACGTCCTCCAGGACGGAAAACAGGATGTTCAGCATCCACGCATAGATGCGGAGGAAAAGGCCGAGAGGGCTGCGGACGGTGAGATTTGCCGTCGTTCCGAACAGCTCACGGGCTTTATACTCCAGGGCGTCCAGCAGCTCCACATAGGAGGGCCGCCGGAATCCCAGAGAGGTCAAGCCCCATCCGTAATCACTCATTCAGGATTCACCTCCACTCTGACGGTGGAACCGTCGTAAAGGGTGCCGGAAAAGCTCGCCGCCACGCTCCGGCCGCTGACGGTGGCGGTTAGCTCGTCGATCTCCCGGACATAGGGCTCTTGGAAGATAGACTTTCTCAGAACATCGTCGGCTTCGTCTTCTGCTTCTCCAGCAGGGCGGCCGACGACGCGGGGCCAGTTGGTGCCGTGGCCGGTGTTGAGCTCAAACTCGCCTTGCCAGGTCAGCAGATTGTTTCGGATGTTCTGTGCGATGGCCTCGCCGTCCTCCAGCATTTCCATGATGCCGTCGCCGTCGAAGCAGAGATCGCGGGTGTCCTGATCGAGTTTAAGGACTGTGATTTTAGCCATAGGCACCACCCCCTTTTATTTCGGGCTTGAAGTCGTGCCGCCCATGCTGTCGGTGTGGGTGTGGGATTTCAAGCTCTTGCCGGATGCGACCACATCGTCGGAGACCGTCGATTTACCGGTGTGCGTGATGTCGCCGATGATCTCGATAGGCCCCTTGAACGTGATCTTGTCTTTGGAGACCGCGACATAGACCGCGCCGCCCTCGGCCGCCATGACGATGGCCTCAGACGGTAGCCCGGTGACGGGATTGCTCGCCGGGGTGAAGGCACCGACGAAAACGGCGTCTTCCTCGGCGTGGTTGCGCTCGGTGTTCGGCTGAACCTCGGCGCCCGCCTCCATGATGCGGTCGATGTCGTGGTCACAGAACAGCAACACCCCAAGGTCGCCGCTCTTGTACCAGGGCCGGAGGATAAGCCCTCCGCCCCGGATGATCGCCACGGGTACGTTGAGGATAGGCGGTGGGCTGCGGTAGACGCCGCCGTCCAGGGCCTTAGACAATGGCTGCACCTTGACGGTCATTTTTGCGCTGTCGAACTCCTCCACCCGGCATAGGGCCCCGACGTGAATACTTTGCGCGAGGGTTCTTTGTTCCTGATTCTCTACGCTCTGTTCAGTTCGGCTCATGCGGGCTTCACCTCGATTTCAGTTATCCACGAGCCCGACGGGCTGCCGCTGTGCCGACCACTCTTGATAAGATAGGCCCCGTTCAGGGTGTTGGAAGTGATCTTCACAACATCCGCTGGGCCCAGGTGGTAGTTCAGTAGGCAAGTCCGCGTGTAGGTGATTTCCTCGTCCTCGTCGTCGCTGGAGATCGTGGTCTGGTTCGTGACCGGCTCGGTGTCCTCCATTTCCTCAGTTGCTCTCAAAAGGCCGGTGCTGGCCGACAGGTGGTAGCCCATGTTCTGCCCTTTGGTGGGGTCGTTGATGATAACGGTGCCGTTCTTAATCAAGAAGCGGCTTTTGCAGTCAAGGGTGACGATCTCTTTCACCACTTCCTTGACCTTACCCTTGCAGACCTTTCCGCGCGGGTATTCTTTATCGACCACGAGATCGAATGTGCCGACCTCGATGCCGAAGATGTTCAGCAGGTCCTTCACGATGGCGCTTGCTTTGCTGCCCGCCGCGTAGGTCTTGTTGACCTCCTTGGATAACCATTCATCCAGGGCCACGGCGGCTGTGATGGTGGTTATCCACTCGGTAGAATCCTGCTT